TCCCCTGTGTGCCTTCTGAGGTCCCCGGCAGTTTTTTGGTTTCCTGCCGGGGACTTTTCTTTGCCCACAAATGGTTGAGATATGTATTACCATTCATTATAGTTTGATTATGGAAACCAAAACCAAAACGAAAGGACAGGGGACCATGATAACCACAGAACAACTAGACGACATCTGGTTCGAAACCATCACAGTATGGATCAAGGAATACGACGAGGACGGTGAACTGCTTTTCACCTTCAACAAAGCATTCCGGTTACTCGCCGAGGCAGCAGAATACGCCACCGCATACCACAAGGGTCGACTCGAATACTCGGGAGGTTCTTACCAACTGGCTTTCACCAGGAAGTAATCATGGCTGACTATTACGACATTTGCCACTCTTGTAACTACCTGGAACCAATCGTTACCTACCACACAGACGACGGGACGGGACCCTGGCCATTATGCCAAGATTGCAAGAACGAGATTGCGCCAAACTCATGACCACAAAATGTGCAACCTGCCAAACCGAGATCAACCTACTCGCAGTATTTCCTGGCGGAATATGTGTTGACTGTTACGAGGTGGTTTTTGACTCAATGCCACCCCAAGATATTGCCACATTATTTCGCGGTTCCGTCAACCTATAACCAAAGGAGCAACAATGAACACAATGACAATAGACAAAGAAACCCTAGACCGTCTCGCCAAACTGCCGGCAATCGGTCACACAGATTCTGTCAAGGGTGACCTACCGGCGGTATACCTCTGGCTACTGAACAGCAACGCCACATGGATTGTTTGGGAGTATGATCCTGACGAGCGCATAGGGTTTGGGCTCTGTGACCTCGGCATGGGGTTTCCTGAACTCGGATATGTGAGCATTGACGAGATTGCGTCGGTGGCGGAAACACAAGGTCTCCCGGTACAATGTGATCCTGGTTTACAGACCAGGTTTGCTGGATACAAAAACCTCTCGCTGGAAGTTCCTTCGTTCTTGGTTTCCTAACTACAGCGAGAACAGGGAAACCCCCGGAGCCCAAGTGACCGGGGGTTTTCCGTTGTAATTGTTTCACGTGAAACATTACCAATGGTTGACATATGTCTTACCTAATGATATGTTGTACTCATGGAAACCAACCAAAACCAAACCGAAAGGAACGAAACCATGAGAACCTACACCAAGGCAGTGACCGAGGAATACACCTGGATTACCGAGACAATGCAAAACATCTGGAACCAGGCATTTGACGCAAACGCAATCTACGACCCAGAGGTGGTTTACCTTCACGACCTAGCAGTTACCTTCCACAAGGAACTTAAGGTTGGCGAGGAATATGCCGACAACTTCTTCCACATCATGGAAGAACTGAAAGGAGTACTAGGCGACCTGGGACGAGCAATCCGAGGCGAGAAACTCCCCGACCACATTCAGCAAATGGTACAGGAAGAACGACAGGGCTTCGGCTTCCGGTACTAACCAGAACGGAGAACCCCCCGGCAATCCAGTCGGGGGGTTTTCTTTACCTAATCTCAGGCAATTTTGTAACCCTTTTTTCTTTCCTCTGCTGGTGAGGTGGGTTAGTTCGATCCTCACCATCAGACTCCACAATCGCCTCAGCCATTGTTCTTGCAAGCGCCCTAACCGGACCGCTGTCCGGGTTACCCGCAACCTTCAGTATTGTCTTCTCAACCTTGTCAACAGATAGCATTAGTAACCTTTCAGTAGTTCTAATTTCTTTTTCTTCAACGCCAACATTTCCAAACCCTTACTATCAACCGTTTGGGGTTCGTCCTCAGGCCCAAGAATGTCCAAGACGCGCGACAAAAGTTTCTTGTCTTCTGCCGTAATTTCTTCGCCTTCTTCCAACCTCAACAACGCGTCAGCGAGAGCGTCCCCGTCAACGTTCGCGCGCTCAGCCACCTTATCCAAACCCCTAACCGAGGTTGTTCCCGCCGTAGACGTATACGCAGGGAACGCGACAATAGAAACCTCGTGCAGTTTCACCTCACGCAAAGTTCTCTCCGTACCGTCATCGTTCCACTGATCCCCACCCTTAGGAACAGAGAAACCAAACGACATAGAGTCGACGTCACCACGACGCAATAACTCTGCCGCATCGCGCCCCGTAGAAGTATTAGGCAAGTCTGCGGAAACCTTCAAACCTCTATCGTCCTCGGTCAACCGTAATGTTCCGGCACGCTTAGAACCTAAAACCTCACCGGTGTCATGGTTCCACAATAGTTTGATCTCGTTACGAGTTTTCAGTGAACGGAGGAAAGCGCCAGGCGCAATTCGTTCGGTGAACGGTAACGGTTCACTCGGTTGGTCAAACAATGCCGCATAACCGTCAAACGTCATACCGCCAGATTCTGTTTCACGAACCTCAAACTCTACCGGGTTCACGCGTGTTTCAAGTTTTTGCACAGACAAGCCTTTCGCTCTGCCGTCGTTCTCTGCCTCTATTCTAGCAACAACACCTTCAGCGTACTCCATTGTTCGTGTCGCGCCCTGTTTCGAAGGTCCAGAACCCCACAACAAATGTGCGACCACACCAGGCGACGGGTAATCCTCGTGACCAGGGCTGGCTTGAGGTCGGTCAAGATCGACAAGGTGTCTAGCAATCCACGCACGAATACGAACCCACTTGTCGGCGGTTACGTTCCCTGCCGCCATAGCGCGAGCCTCGCGAATGGTGCGGTCCACCAGACCGCCACCGCCTTTACCTTCCTCGTAATACTTCAAACCTTGGCGTGCGGCAGCCCTCATGTACGCTGGTGGGTCGAGGTTTACCTGACGAAACTCTGATCTCAGCGAATCTATTTTGGTCAAGGTGGAAAACTTGTGCCCAACGAGAGTGTCTGACGCTTCAAACCCGTCGTCGCCTGGTCGCCAAACCCTGATAAGTGCGGCAGGGTCGTCCTCGGTTCCGGTAATAACAAAGTCGGTATCCGGTACAGCAATTTCACCGTCACGAACGATTCTGGTAATTTGTCCACGCGCCCTACCACCAGACGAATTCCAACTAACAAAGTCACCAACATCAAGCGCGTCGGGTTCCGCCCTGTTCAAGGTTCCCTCGTATTCGCCACCAGGTTCGATGTCTTCGCTAATACTGATTGCAACCATTTGGTCGATAGCGTCGTCTTTTGTGTCATGGCAACCCATACGTTCACCATCGTTTTTTACAACAGCCCAACCTGGGCATTCTGGGTCTTGATCTGTAATGTAATATGGCATTAGTCTTCCTTGCGAATATCCATAACCTGAACCACTAACCCATCAGGGTCAGAGGTTGCCCACAACTCGTCGTTCGGTCCGAGGTCCACATACAAAGTTCCACCTGGGTCAATGTGGATACCGTCTGCTGTACCAGCCGTAGCGGAACCTCCGGCCACATAAATATATTCGTTCGACGACTTTGTTGCGTTGTGCAAGATTACGCTGTGAGGCATGTTGTCAGCGCCCGCAATTCTTTGCGCGGTCGTGTCGCTACAGGTAACTGCTCGGTTCACAATTGGCATTAGGTAACCTTGTCCTCATACGGCGCAGATGTGTCGTTAGGATCAACCTGCGCCACAGACTGTAGTTGAACTGACGGCAAACCTGTGTGAGGAATTGCGGGAAGATCAAGAACCGACAACACCATTTCAGGATCGAAACCAACAGTAACCAACGATTTTGCCATTTCGACGCGCTCCCGTTGAGCCTTGACATGCGATTCTGTCAGGTCGACGTTTGCTAGTGGAACCCTGACCACGTTTGCGGAATCGTCGACCATAGGGGTCAGGTCTTCAAGTCTACGAACATCGTTTATGGTGAGGAACCCAGACTGTAACCCTGTGCTATACGCACTCATACGGGACTGGATATCGGCTCGCAACAAACCGTCAAGGTTGAACTTGAGGAAAGCGTTTTCGCCTCTAGGTGAACGAGTGAGCAACGCAGACATTGCAGACTCGATTTTGGTAATAATAGGTCGCAAACCATGTGTAACCCACGCCAGGTTTGTTTGTTCGACCGACGCATACGAGTTTGTACCGGGAAGCGCTAGCAGATGGGGTGGAACATTGAATGCTCTGGCAATATCTTCTACCGCCAAATGCCTTGCCTCAACAGTTTGTGACTGGGCTGGGTCGATCTGTGTCGCCTTGAACGTTGCACCGCCAGACAGCACTCCGGTCCGGTGACCTTTACGCCAACCTCTGTGACGATTATCAAACCCGTTTGCCAGGTTAGACGCTTGTTCTGCGGTCAGGTTACCGGGGAACTCGATAATGCCAGACAGGTTGGTACCAGACCCAAAAAAGGTTGCCGCAAACTTCTCCAGCGCCATTGCCAGACCAAAGTTTTCTTTCAACGCCTTTACTCGTGAAACCCCACGAATGTCACCGGCGCGAACAACATCAGGTATGAAAACAATTTCGTCTGCACCAAGCAAACTGTCTTCGCCTTCGACCTGGAACATGAGGCGACCCAAACCGTTGCGTTTGATTGTGACATGCAACGGATTCAGAACCACAAGGTTCACAACCTGCCCACGAGGGTTTGAGTAGACACGAATAAACGAATTACCCTCAAGCAGTAACGATGTGATCACCGCAGAGTAAAACGCTTCACGAGGAATGTCTACGTCTGGTTGATCTACCCATGACGGTCGTGGGCGGAACGGTGACCTGGTTTCGTTTTCTCTCACAAAACAATCAAGTGGCAGGGTTGAGATTGTGTCTGCGATGAGTGAGATTGCGGAAAATACAGCGTTGACTTGAAAAACTGTTTCGCTGTTTATGTTGGTGGCGGACAGGTTACCGAACGCAATATCGTCCCCAGCCTCGAAAACGGTTTGGTAGTCAACCGCCCTACGCTCAAACAATTTGTCGAAAACCATGTATAGTCCTATTCCGATAAGTTAGGCTTATCGCCCTATCGCGATACCAATGACAACAAGTAAAACCCCACCGACAATCAAACCGGCAGGAACACTAAGCAAGATAGCGCCAACAGTAATCGCTACTGCCCCAGCGATTTGTAGTGACGTTGACATTTTCCCTATCCAAAAAATTGTGGTACCACTTCTTCTATTCTACCCACAGTTGCCCTGTCGAACGCCAGCACCGCAGCGACTGCCGCGTCGATTCGTCTAGGTGACGCTCGTTTTTCTTTTACAATCCTCGGTCCTATGTTATCAACTTTGACGACAGCGTTGTCTAAGTGTCTTGCAAGTGTTGGATCACCGTCATGTACCAGGGTTTCTTCAACCACTGCGTCGTAAAACTTTGCGCACGCTGGAACCATACGACGGGCGCTGGTACTCGGCCATTCAACAATCGGCAATCCTGCTTCCTCTAACACTTGCATTGAGCGTTGCCAACGGAAAGGGTCACAGGCAATCTCGCGAACCTTAGGGTGATCTTGACAAAACTTGATAATGGTTTGCTCAACGTCGGCAATGTCTACACGCCAACCCAGGTCGTGTTCTGCCTCGTCCCGTTCCCACACCTTGACCAGAAACAGTTTTACTTTTTCGTCGTCTGTCTGAGGTATTGTCGCGCCCACAATAACTGTTGCGTCACCAGAAAACGAACCATCGAAACCTAAAACAATCTCGTCGTCAGGTGAAACAACAAACTGTTCCTCACATT